CGCCTAGAATCTTAGGGTTTTTAACTATTGGTGGATTTATGGGGTATATTTTTCTAGTTACCCTTTTACCTCCCGATCAAAATAATGATACAATTGTATCATTGGTGCTTGGGTACTTAGGTGGCTTAGCATCAGCAGTAATAAGTTTTTACTTTGGGGCGTCAAACGCTCCAGATGACGAAAAGGAGTAAATTATGTCAGAAGAAAACGGAATTAAAACTATCAATTTTGATGGTAAAGGCTATAGAGTTGAGGATTTAACTCCTCGTGTTGCAGAAGGATTTAACATGTTAGTCAAACTGCAACAAGAACTTGCAAACATTTCTTATGAATTAAAGAAATGTCAATCTGCACAGGTTAAAACTTCTGAAGAGCTAAAAGTAGCTATTGAAGAAGATAAAATTAAACCCGTAGAAAAGGAAAATGCAGATATCGGATGAAGGCCTAGACCTAATTAAACACTTTGAAGGGTGTGAATTAGAGGCTTATCAGGACGCAGTAGGCGTTTGGACCATAGGATATGGTCATACTAAAGGCGTAGAAGAAGGGGATAAATGGACCCAAGAAAAAGCAGACTTTATGCTTTTTCGAGAGCTGGAAGAAGAATACGAAGACTACGTTAATAACTATGTCCACGTACCTTTAAATCAACAACAGTTTGATGCTCTATGTTCCTGGGTATATAACCTCGGTCCATCAAATCTTAAATCTTCTACATTATTAAAAAAACTCAACAATGAGGAATACGATCAAGTTCCTAAGCAAATAAAGCGGTGGAACAAAGCTGGAGGAAAAGTTCTTGCTGGACTAGTGAGGCGCAGAGAAGCAGAAGCGCTCCTATTTGAAGGCAAAGAATGGCGACATATCTAATGGATGAAAACGTATCTAAACGATTAGAAAAATTAGAAGATAAAATTGATAAGCTTTCCGAAGCTATCATAGCTATCGCACGAATTGAAGAGAGGGTAACTACTGTATTAAAGCAAAACGACCGGTTTATAGCAAGATTAGATCGTTTAGAAGATCGTGTAGAAAATGTAGAACAAAAGGCTATGCTAAATGCAAAAGGACTCGGCATGTTTGAAAGAATATTTTGGATTGCCATATCAGCAGTAGCCAGTATTATTGTGTATAATTTAAGATGATATGGCGTACTTTAAGCTCATTACGTTTGGCGGATTGGCTCCGCAGTTGTCACCTCGACTACTAAAAGACAACTTAGCCCAAACAGCAGAAGATGTTAACCTAGAAAGTGGTAGGCTTGTGCCTATTACCGACAACTCCCAAACCCTTGTACTTGATGATGCTAATAGAACTAGCATATACAAATACACCGATTCACCCGAGCGTTGGCTAGAGTTTGACGAAGATGTAGACGTCGTCCCTGGTCCGATTGCCGGCGACACAAACGATACTGTGTATTGGACAGGACAAAGTTACCCCCGCATGGGGAGAAGTTCTGTTATTCTAGGTGTAGCCCCTTTTCCAAGTAGTTTTTACCGTTTAGGTATTCCTGCTCCAAGTGCAGCACCGACCGTCGCCCTTGTAGCACCAACCAGTTATGATGCTACGATAACCACGACCAACGGTTCATCAACAGTTACCGTTACAACCGCAAGTGATCATGGCGCATCGGTAGGGGATTATGTAAAACTTTCTAGCTTTGGGGGTGTAACAGAACTTCCTGTAAATGGCATTCCTGCTGCAGATTTAAATGGGGACCATAAAATTGTAACAGTACCAAGTACAACTACACTTACTATTGAAGTAAATAGCTCAGCAACTTCTACAGGGACATCAAGCTCGGTTACAGATGGAGCTACGTTTAATGATGCTTCTGATGCTTTGATTGATTACAGCACATCTTATGTGTATACGTTTGTAAGTGCATACGGAGAAGAAGGACCCCCGTCTGCTGCTTCTACTGTTATAACTACGGACGATAATAGAACAACTACAATCTCGGGTCTTGAAACAAGTACCTCGGGCACCGGTCGAACAAACACGAATTTAAGTAAAAAACGTATTTACAGGTCAAACACTGGCTCTAATACCACCGCTTTTCAATTTGTTGCAGAGGTTACGTTAGCAACTACTTCATATACAGATACCTCTCAAAATGATGATTTAGCTGAAATTATCCCATCAACTTACTGGATTGGACCACCAAATGAAGACACAAGCGTATATCCAGATGGTCCAATGAAAGGTCTAGTCGCTATGCCGTATGGTGTATTTGCTGGGTTTACTGGTAAAAGAGTTTGTTTCTCTGAACCTTTCTTACCACATGCCTGGCCTGCAGCTTACCGTATAACTCTTGAAGAAGAAGTTGTTGGTATTGCAGTTGCAAGTAATGGTTTAGTTGTAGGCACAAAAGGAACTCCTTATTTAATTGCGGGTACTGATCCTCAATCTATGAGTGCAATACGTATTGAAGCAGCACAAGCTTGTTTAAGTAAAAACTCTATGGTTGATATGGGTGCGTACGTTATGTACGCGGGCCCTGATGGGTTGGTTGCCGTGCAAGGTGCAGATGTACGAATTCTTACCGAGGGGCTTATTTCACCCACTCAGTGGCAGGCTGACTATTATCCTTCTACTCTTAAAGGTTTTTTATGGAAAGGTAGATACGTTGGATATTACTATACTGGTTCTGAGTATAAAGGGTTTATTTTTGATCCAAGAGGTGGAGAAGCAACTCTTACTCATTTAAGTTTTTCTACAGAGGTACCGGGCGGTTTTACTGATCCAGATGATAATGAGTTATATATTATTGTTGATGATGATATTAAAAAGTTTCAAGGTGGAAGTACAAACGAAACATTTACTTGGAAGAGTAAAGAGTTTGTAACCGCTAAACCTACAAGTATGGGCTTTGCAAAAGTAGACGCAGAAGGATACCCAGTAACTCTTAAAGTGTTTGGAGATGGTTCTATTATTTATAATGCAACCATTAGTACTTCTGGTAGTGTGTATTCTGTAACAGGAACTACTCCTAGCTTTAGTGCAACTACTATTTATGAGCCTATTGTTCGTTTACCAGCAAGCATGCACCGTACCTTTGCCATAGAAATAGAGTCTGCAAACATAGTCAACGAAGTATGTATAGGTGAATCTATAGATGAACTAAGGAGCGTTTAATGGCTACTACAGGCACTAAAGTTCCTGCTCTAAAAAACATTCCTGCAGGTACCGATAGAGAGTTAAAGTCAACTCTCGAGTCTATGAAGGAGGCTCAAGAGATTCGCCTTGGTCGTAGAGGAGACCCAAGAGACAGAGCTATTACATTACGAGAGCTTATTGATAGTGGGCTTGCAAAACAACTTAAGGAAAACCCATTTAATCCGAACGCTGGTGCCGGCGCAATAGATTTTACTGCGAACACCCCCCTCGAAAATCTAGCCGTGCCACCAGCCCCTGTTAGCTTAGAAGCTTCAGGAGTATTTACTGCAGTTATATTGAACTGGAATGGCATGAGTGCAAGTGCACCTTATGGTAATCATGCCTATACAGAAATTTGGCGCTCAAGAGCAAACAACCTTGGTGGGGCTACTTTACGTGCAACAACTACTGCTTTTATCTATACCGACGAAGTGGGGTATGGCGAAACTTATTACTATTGGGTGCGCTACGTAAGTACGTCTAATGTCTTCGGCCCATATAACAATA